CTTTCGACATAGTATAAAGCAGTCAACTCGCCTTGCAAGTATTTATACTGATCCATGTCTTTAATCCCACCTGACATAAGGGTGTCTTTGATTTGCTCTCTCCGTTGCTCGATGCTTTTCTTTATTGCATCGGCTAAATCTATTTCACTCATTAATAAGTTATTTTAAAATCGTACCCTTTAGTTGCTGCTCCCTGTCCTCTAGCTTTTATAGTTTTAGGCTGTGCAGGTTTTGGGTAAGGTTTTACTTTACCAGCAACTGCTCCTCCTGTAACCATTTTTTTAACGCCAGCAGATTTTAAAGCAATAGCTACGGCTTGTTTTTGACCTTTGCCTTCGCCTTTTAGCTTTCTAATGTTTTTAGAAATAGTTTTTTGTGATTTACCTTTAAATAATGGCATGTTAACTCCTAAGTTTAGATTCTAATTCTAACAGTTTTAAATTAGCTTGTTGTTCCAACCTTGCGATTGCTACATCTAATTTATCGTCTGCAATATCTTTTTGAGACTGAATTCTTTGTTTTTGTATTTCAGTCTCTAATAATTTTTCTTGTATTCGCTGACCTTGTTTTTGTTCAAATTGCTGTTGATCAAGATCAAGCTCTTTATCTCTAAGCTCTAATTCTTTTGCACGAATAGCAACCAATGGATCTTCTTCGCCACCTTGACCAATAGACTGTAAAAATTCTGCGGTTAATTGTGCAAGGACAGGCGAGCTAAATTGCTCAAGAATCATTTGTATTTGTTGTTGTATTTGTTGTGCTTCCTGTGGAGATACTTGATTCATTTGTTGTTGTATCTCTGCAATTCTTTGATTTACTTCTTGAGGTATTTGCTCTTGTGATAGTTGCGATGCTAAGAATTGTAAATGTTGCATAACATGAGCAATAATTATGGCTTGTATTGCTGGATTTTGTTGTACTACACTTGTTAAAAATAAAGACCTATGTGCATCTATGTGTGCTTGATGGTTTTGTTGTGCAAACGCTGTTGCGGGCTGACCAAGCAAAAGAGTTGAGTTTTCTAAACCAGCATCAATCGGTTGTGGGGTTGGATCAGCAGGTGGCTGTATCAATGATTCAATATTATCTACGCCTAAAGCAGCATACATTCTTCTGTATGCTTCATAAACTCCATTGGGTCCATGCACTTGTGGATTTGATTGCACCATTTGCAATAATTCCTGAGCCATAGATATCCTTTGTGATTGCGAAAATATATTTGGATCCGAAACTGGTATTACATCGACACGGTCATCAAAATCTTCTCCTTTGATGGTTCGTGGTCCTGATCCTGTTTCAAATACATATTCGGGTGGCAAGTATTCTTGGAACACTTTTGCTAATAAACCAAACTCTAGTCTTTGTGAATAATGCAATCTTTTGTGAATCGCTGACATAACTTTGGTTCCTCTTTCTAGAAGAGCAACGGTTGTGCCTACTGGCATAGCTTGGTTAACATCGCCAATGTTCATGTCTGCGATAGCAGCAAATCTTTTACCTGAATCCACTAATAAACCAAGCAAACTATATAAAACTTGGCTTGGCTCTTTTATTGGAAGCGGTATTAAATTTTCTCTTAAAGAACCGCCTGTTGTATCAATGTCACGAAATTCACCAGGCTGTAAGGGAGATGCCTCATCCCGTATTCTCATCCCCCTAGCCTTAAATCCTGCTGGTAAGTTTGCTAAAGTTCCTGCATCTATCAACTGTCTCAAAATAGAAGTAGATGCTTTTGCTAATCCGCCTATCATGTGAGATAAGCCTAGACCGTAAAAGCCAAGACCTGGTAAAAACTTATACTGAACAAAATAATTAATCTTGTTCTTCATTGGATCTTGTGGGTTATAGTTTCTACGAATTGCTAAAACTTTTTCTGATTGTTCATCAATAGTAACAATGTAAGGTAATTTTAATCCTGTAGATTCACCGTTTTCATCTTTATCCTCAAAACCCTCAAGATCAAGGATGGTGTGCACTTCATAAATAGTTCTATTCCTATGCTCGGTATAAGACGGATGTATTCCTTGAATATCGTCTACTTCATCATTTACTTCGTTTCTGTCGGCTAAATAACTATTTTCAGGAATATCAATATCAGCATAAAAACCGCTGAGTTGTTGTTTTTTGACTTCATTCATTGACATGCTAATAGCATGAGTAATTCTTTCGGCTGAGAATAAATCGGTTGCTTCGTAAGGAACAATTAAATCTTGCGGTGGAATAAATTTTGCAACGGCTCTGTTTAAAACAAAATCAAAATAAATTTTCTTAAAAGAAGATCCTGCAAGCGGTAAATAAAACAAAAGCTGATCCAATTCAGGATCGTATTCTTTCATAATGTTCATAATGTAAAAATTCATGAACTCTTTTACTCTATCTGCTTGACTTTCTACTTCAGCAGTTCTTTGACCTATGATTTGTGTTTTGACTGGTCCTTGAGCTGGTAACATTTCTTTATAGCTTTGTGCTTGGAATTGAGTTACTGCTTCGGCTAGTATTGGGTGAATAACGCCACTAGAACCTTCAAATGGTTCTGATCTTTGTTCATCAAACTTCATGCCTAGATATTTCAATCCGTCAACATAAGTTTTTTCCCAATCACCTCTTGATTGTTTGTCTGATTCAATAGATTGCAATAAATCACTAGAAAGACTTTCTAGTGCATCGTCACTAACAAAATCTACTAAGTTAGCATTAAAATCAGGTTCAGGTTCTACTTCTTCAATTTCATCATCAATAAGAAGTTCTTCTTCATTAATAAGAATTTGAGCAGCATCTTCTATTTCTTCTTGTCTAGTTTTTTCTACGGGTACGGTTACCTCTGTAGAAAGGTTTTTAAGGTTTGGATCCGTGTAATCTCTTTTTTCAACAGCCATATTATGTTTCCACTTTATCATCGGTTATAGGACCACCACTTACCCAAGCATTGCAAGTTCTTTTGCTTGCACACTTGAATTTAAGGAATTGACAATAGCCGAGATCTCCCGCCTCAATGACATCCCAAGGATCATCTAATCCTTCGGTTCCTATTCCCTCTGATATACATTCTAATATTTTTGTGGTCTGATTAAAAGCTGCACAATTTAAACAGCGTGAACCTTTGGTTCTTTCCATTGAAGTATTCCATAAATCGGCTTTATCTTGCCAAAACTCAGGATCTACTTTGTACGGGTTTAGAGGTCCATAACCATATTCTTCTATGGCTTCTTGTCTGTTTTCTAAATTTATGTCAATATCTTGTGTAGCAATTGGGCAACCGTTCTGCATTTGATCGACAGGTATGCCTTCGTCACCATGCCGTTCTTTGCTATCATTGATGATAGTAATATGTATAACAGTTTGTTTTTCCATTAATAGTAAACAGTCCTATTTTTTCTTAGTAATTGTACCTCATCTTCGTAATCTTCGTATAAAGATACGAAGCCACCCTGCCTAAAACGCATCAAAGCCATGGTTGCACTATCGGCTAAGTCATCGTTATCTCCGTATGGGAAACTAGCCATTTCTTCTATAACTTCATCGGCAAACTGTCTATCGGGTGCCCAAACCATTCCTGATTCAAATATCGGTGCAACCGAGTTCATTCTTGCAATTTTATCTTGACCTCTTGATGGCGAGTATTCAGATATGGGTATACCCATTCTTCTAAGCTCATGAGCAAGCGGTGTTCCTGTTGCTTTTGCTTCAATTAAAACACAATCGGGATTCCAATATTTGTACTCTTCCATAGCTATTTTCTTTAAATCAGGAAAATCGACACGGAACTTTTTAGCATCTAAAAGAATGATTTGTTCAGCAGAACCTTCTTCGGGTTCAAATATAGCCCATGTGGTAATTGCAGAATAGTCAGCGGTTTCTTTTTTAGAATAAGCCGTATCCATTGACATAATTACATAAGAGTAGGGTGGAATATCTTCATCTTCCCAACGGTTCCACCATTCTCTTTTGATAATAGATCCCTCTTCAGCGGTTGGGTTTTGCATCCACTGAGCATTCCATTTACCAACGGGTAAAGATGCTTTAACCGAAAGTAGTTCTTCTTTTTTCCAAAATTCTCCCCACAATGGTTCTTCTGATTCAGGCATAATTGCAGGAAACTCTACAATCTCCCACTGATCTGCGTGTTCTTCGGGTTGTTTTTTCAACAGCTTACCCACAAGATCTTTAGTAGACCAACGAGTCATGACGACTATTATGGTACCGCCAGGCTGTAACCTCTGCCTAGGACCTGAGGTGTACCAATCGTAAGCCGACTCCATTGCCCTTGGAGAGAGAGCATCTTGTTCAGAATGCGGATCATCAATAATCAAAAGATCAGCACCACGACCTGTAATCGCACCACCTACGCCAGCATAGAAGGCTTCACCGCCTTTATTGGTTGTCCAACGACCAGCTGATTTGTTATCGGATGATAAATAGACATCAGGAAAAACTGTTTTATAGTCAGGTAAATCCATCAAATTTCTGACTTTACGACCAAAGTTAACAGCAAGTTCTGCGGTGTGGGTTGATTGAATTATTTTTAAATCGCCTCTATGTCCCATCATCCATGCGGGTAAATAGATAGAAGAAAACTCTGATTTAGAGTGTCGAGGTGGCATACAGATAATGAGTCGCTTTAGCTTGCCTTGTGCAATCTTATTAAACTTATCTGCAATAATTCTATGATGTCTGCCTTCAATAAAACCAGTTCCCCACATGTGTTTTACAAAAGCCATAAAATCTTTTTTGCAAGATTCTTGTTTTTCTAATTTGTCGTAGCGTTCTAGTAAAGCAACTGCTTCGGTTTTCTCTTGTTCAGAGAGAAGGTCAAAATCTTTTAACGAAATCTCATTCATCTTTAAAGTTGGGCGGGTGTGTGGTTATGATGATGAAAGAAGGGAATTATGCCCCGCCCTGCACAATTTGAATAAGTATAAACGAAATTATATATGTCGCCAATCTTTTCCTTCAAATAGCAAAGCCTCTGCTTCTCTTCTTCTTGTTAAACCAGCCAATACTTCTCCATTAGCCTTGTTCCATCTTTTAATTTGGTTAGGCACATCATTGTATTCGTTGTTATTTAATTTTTTTAATAAAGTAGATGATTTTAAATTTGCAGGTCCTAAGTTGTATACCCAAGATACTAAGGCATCAAATTGATGTTGGTTTAGATCTACATGCACATAATCGTTTATGTACTTTTCGTATTCTTCTTCAAGTTCTCTTTGCAACATGTAATCAGCTTTTTCTTGTGTCCATTTGTCGCCCTCTTGAACTCCTTGGGTTGAACCGTAACCTATAGTCCAAACACCAGCTGCACATTTGTATGCTTCTAGTTCGCATCCTTCAAAATGTTTTATTAATTCAATTCCCTCGTCTGATATGTGCATATTAGTCCTCCTTACTAGGCGTGTTAGAAGCTCCAAAATAAAACGAAATAACTGCACTTGCTAATCCTCCTAAATAGCCTAAGACTAAATTAATAAGTGCTTCAGAATTTTGTTCGGGTGGTTGAATGGTGACCAAAAATATATACCCAAGAAAGCCACCAACGGTTGCAATACCCATGATTCTAGCAGTCCAGTCTTTGCTGAACTTTCCTCTAGCATCTTGTTTGTCTTGGGTTTCAAGTTTAAATATATCAACATCCAATTCTTTCATTTGAATCTCAAATGCTTGTTCAGCTCTTTTGAGTTCCATCATTTGTTCAGGTGTCGCTTGTTGTATCGCTTTATCAATGGCTTTGGGATTGTTTTCGCATCCTAAAACATCGCAAATAACTTTGCTTGCCATGCCACCTAAAGGTCCACCAAGTGCTGATCCGAGTGTCGGAGCAACGGAACCAACTACATTTTTTAATAATCCTTTTAACATATTATTTCCAAGTATAAATTTCTAATGGCTCGCTTTTGCCTTTGACCATTATAGGTTCTAATTTTAGCAAATGATAGCCACACAAGTTTTCTGTGCTCTTGCCAATAAGTATATTGACACCGCATTCTTTGGTTGCAGATTCGAGACGAGCTGCTGTATTTACTGCATCGCCTATTGCTGTGTAATCAAATCTGCCTTCGGATCCCATGTTGCCAACTATAGCCTCTCCCGTGTTGATGCCAATACCTATTGCAATTGGTGGTAAATCTTCTGATTGCAGTTCTTGATTCAAAAGCTCAATGTTTTTCATAATTTCAACGCCACATTCTACAGCTCTTTTAGCATGGTTGAGCATGTCTAACGGTGCATTGAATATAGCCATCATTGCATCCCCTATGTATTTATCAACCATACCTTCATATTTTTGTACTGCTCTTTGTTGTGCTGTTAAAACTTTGTTCATAATGTAAGTAACTTGCTCAGGTGATACGCTTTCTGATAAAGCGGTAAAACCTCTTAGATCAGTAAAGATAAATGTA